ATAACCCGTACTGATGCGGCACATCAGGATACCTGAAAAGGTGACACCATATGGACGATTTCGTCCCGACTGAAGCGGAAGCGCCCGCGCCGGAACTGGAAGCCACGGCAGCAATCCAGCCCGAAGACAATGGAACGCCGGATACGCCTGCCGAGCAGGAAGCGCCCAAGACTTTCACACAGGAAGAGCTTGACGCCATCGTCGGTAAGCGACTTGCAAGAGAGCAGCGTAAATGGGAACGCGAACAGTCCCAGCGGCTCGCGGAACAGCAGGCAAAGCCCACAGCAGCGCCCGATCTGGCCCCCGAGCAGTTTGAGACTTACGAGGACTACGCAGAGGCTCTGGCCGAGCGTAAGGCTCACGATCTGCTGGCTCGCCGCGACGCGGAGAAACAGCAGAAAGCGTTTCTGGAAGCCTACAGCGAACGCGAAGAGGCGGCGCGGGACAAGTACGACGACTTTGAACAGGTCGCCTACAACCCGAACCTCCCCGTCACGGACGTCATGGCCCAGACAATTCAGGCCTCGGACAACGGCCCCGATGTGATCTATTACCTCGGTTCCAACCCGTCCGAAGCCCGGCGAATTGCTCAATTGCCGCCCATCCTGCAAGCCAGGGAAATTGGCAAGATCGAGGTAAAGCTCTCGGCTGAACCCCCGGTCCGAAAGACATCCAACGCCCCGGCACCGATTGCACCTGTCACGCCTCGCTCCAATGGGGCGCCGCGATACGACACCACCGACCCACGCTCTACCAAGAGCATGACAACGTCGGAATGGATCGAAGCGGAGCGGATGCGGCAGATCAAGAAGTACGAGGCGCAACGCAACCGCTAATTCGGGAACACGACCATGTCTAATTCGATTCTTACCATCGACATGATCACGCGGAAGGCTCTGGAAATTCTGGAGAACAACCTCGTGCTCACCCGCAACGTCAACCGCCAGTACGACGACAGCTTTGCCGTCGAAGGCGCCAAGATCGGCTCCACGCTGCGCATCCGCCTGCCTGACCGTGCGCTCGTCACCGACGGCGCGGCACTTCAGGTGCAGGACGACAACGAGCAGTTCACCACGCTGTCCGTTGCCAGCCAGAAGCACATCGGCGTCAACTTCACGACTGCCGAAATGACGATGCAGCTCGACGACTTCGCCGAGCGCGTTCTCAAGCCGCGTATCTCGCAGCTTGCGGCCAGCATCGACGCCGACGTCGCCAACGCGTTCCGCACCGTCGGCAACTCGGTCGGCACGCCCGGCACCACCCCGGCCACCTCGGCGGTCCTGCTGGCTGCCCAGCAGAAGCTGAACGAGAACGCTGCGGTCATGTCGCCGCGCTACGCCACCGTCAACCCGGCGGCCAACGCCGGGCTGGTCGAGGGTCTGAAGGGCCTCTTCAACCCGACCGACACCATCAGCCGCCAGTTCAAGAACGGCATGATGGGTACTGGCGTGCTGGGCTTCGAAGAGATCAACATGTCGCAGTCGATCAAGCAGTTTACCTGCGGCTCGCGCACGGCGACCGGCGGATCGACTTCGGCGGCTGTCTCGACCGAAGGCGCGACCACCATCGCCATCACCGGCGCCGGCGCAAACGCGACGGTCAAGGCTGGCGATGTGTTCACTGCGGCTGACTGCTATGCGGTGAACCCGCAGACCCGCGAAAGCACCGGATCGCTGTTCCAGTTCGTTGCGCTGGCAGACGTCACGCTCAACGGCTCGGGCGCAGGCAACATCACGGTTGCGCCGATCTACTCGGCCAACCATGCGCTCGCCACCGTGGACGCGCTGCCGGGCAACAGCAAGGCCATCGTGTTCGTCGGGGCTGCTTCGACGCAGTACCCGCAGAACCTCGTGTACCACAAGGATGCGATCACCTTCGCCACCGCCGACCTTCTGCTGCCGCAGGGTGTCGATATGGCGTCGCGCGCGGTCCACAACGGCATCTCGCTGCGCGTCGTGCGCCAGTACGACATCAACAACGACCGGCTGCCCTGCCGTATCGACGTTCTGTACGGCTACAGCACGATCCGTCCGCAGATGGCTTGCCGTCTCTGGGGCTGACCTGATCTGGCCCCCGGTTCGCCGGGGGCCGCAACATTTGAAAGGACACGAACATGGCTCTTCCCAATGGCGCTGGCGGCTTTCAGCTCGGCGACGGCAACCTCAACGAACCCGTCATCGGCTACGCACCCGCACCGGCCACTGCAACTTCGACCGCGACGCTGTCGGTTTCGCAGCTCACCTCGGGCATCCTGCTGGGCAGCCCCGGATCGTCGGCGGCGTCGTATACGCTCCCGACGGTTGCTGATCTTGAAGCGACGCAGCTTTCAAGCGCCAAGATCGGCAGCACGTTCGACCTGTCGGTCGTGAACGTGGACGGCTCCGGCTCGGGGGTCATCACCCTCGTCGCGGGCACCGGCTGGACCCTCGTCGGTCTGATGACCGTCGCGGCCACGGCGGGCACCGCGCAGGCGTTCCGCGCCCGCAAGACCAGCGACACCACCTGGACGCTGTACCGCATCGCGTAACACTTATGGGCAGGGCGGCTTTCGGGCCGCCCTTCCTTGCGAGGTACTCATGGCTGTTATCTATCTGGTCCACTCGACGCACGGCGCCAAGGTCGCCACCAGCGAAGCTGAAGCGAATTATGATGAAAGCCACGGCTGGACGCGCTATGATCCGACCACGCCGGTCGCGGCGGCGGTTGACGAGCCTGTCAACGTGATGGCGGAACCCCGGCGCAGAGGACGCCCGCGCACCAAGCAGGAAGACTGAACGATGGCGACTGCGGGCGATCTGATTAACGGCGCGCTGCGGCTTCTGGGCGTGCTGGCGGAAGGCGAAGTCCCCTCGGCGGAAACGTCGCAGGATGCCCTCAACGCCATGAACCAGATGATCGACAGTTGGAACACCGAACGGCTGTCGGTGTTCTCGACGCAGGATCAGGTCTTCACATGGCCCGCTGGCCAGTTGTCACGCACGCTCGGCCCCAGCGGCAATTTCGTCGGCAACCGCCCGGTCTATTTCGACGACTCGACCTATTTCCGCGACCCCGGCACCGGGGTCAGCTACGGCATCAAGTTCATCAACCAGCAGCAGTACAACGGCATCGCGGTCAAGACCGTGACGTCCACGTTCCCGCAGGTCATCTTCGTCAACATGACCTACCCGGACGCCGAGATGTTCATCTATCCCCGGCCGACCCGCGATCTGGAGTGGCACTTCATCTCGGTTGAGGAGCTGACGAAGCCCGTCAATCTGGCGACCGACCTGACGTTCCCGCCCGGCTACCTGCGCGCGTTCCGCTACAACCTCGCCTGCGAGATGGCACCCGAGTTCGGCGTCGAGCCGTCGCGGCAAGTGTCGCGCATCGCCATGACCAGCAAGCGCGACCTCAAGCGCGTCAACAACCCTGACGACATCATGTCCATGCCGTACAGCATCGTGGCGACACGGCAGCGGTTCAACGTCTACGCGGGCAATTACTGATGCACTCGCCGATCCTTGGGTCGGCGTATGTCGCTCGCAGCGTCAACGCCGCCGACAACCGCATGGTCAACCTCTTTCCAGAGGTTGTACCCGAAGGCGGCAAGCAGCCGGCGTTCCTCCAGCGCGCACCGGGGCTGTCGCTGCTGGCGACGCTCGGCGCCGGGCCGATACGCGGCGAGTGGCAGTTCGGCGGCTACGGCTACGCCGTGTCGGGCAGCACGCTCTACCAGATTGACACAAGCTGGACCGCCACGGCCAAGGGGACTGTCTCCGGTACTGGCCCGGTCAGCATGGCCGACAACGGGACGCAGTTGTTCATCGCCGCCAACCCGGACGGCTTTATCTACAACGCGACGACCGGCGTGTTCCAGCAGATCACGGACCCGGACTACCCCGGCGCGGTGACGGTCGGCTATATCGACGGCTATTTCGTGTTCAACGAGCCGAACAGCCAGCGCCTCTGGGTCACATCGCTGCTGGACGGCACCAGCGTGGACCCACTGGAGTTTGCCAGCGCCGAAGGCAACCCCGACAACGTCTCCGCAGTGTTCGTCGATCACCGCGAGGTCTGGGTGTTCGGCACCAACTCGACCGAAGTCTGGTACGACGCCGGGCTGCTCGACTTTCCGCTGACGCGCATCCAAGGGGCGTTCAACGAACTCGGGTGCGCCGCGCCGTACTCCATCGCCAAGATGGACAACCAAATCTACTGGCTGGGCCGCGACGCACGCGGCCACGGCATGGTCTACCGCGCCGCCGGGTACATCGGCCAGCGCGTCTCGACCCACGCCATCGAGTGGCAGATGCAGTCCTACACCGATCTGTCCGACGCCGTGGGCTACACCTACCAGCAGGACGGCCACAGCTTCTACGTGCTGAACTTCCCGAGCGCCGACACGACGTGGGTCTTCGACGTCGCCACAGGCGCATGGCACGAACGCGCGTCGCTGGTCGACGGCGAGTTCAGCCGCCACCGCGCCAACTGCCAGATGTTCTTCAACGGCGAGAACGTCGTCGGCGATCACGAGAACGGCAAGCTCTACAAGTTCGACCTGGATGTGTTCGCGGACGACGGCCAGCCGCAGAAGTGGCTGCGCTCGTGGCGGGCGCTGCCGACCGGGTCCAACACGCTTGCCCGCACGGTCCAGCACTCGATGCAGCTTGACTGCGAGACAGGTGTCGGCCTTAACAGCGGACAGGGCAGCGATCCGCAAGTCATGCTGCGCTGGTCCGACGACGGCGGCCATACGTGGTCGAACGAGCATTGGAAGTCGATGGGCCGCATCGGGCGCTATGGCTACCGCACGATCTGGCGGCGGCTGGGCGCGACGATGAAAATTCGCGACCGCGTCTACGAGGTGTCTGGCACGGACCCGGTCCGCGTCTTCATCATGGGTGCGGAGCTGATTTTGAGCGGGACGAGGGCCTGATGGCGTACGTACCGATCAATCCGACCAACCTCACGCCGCCGCGCGTCGCGTTCATCGACCCGCGATCCGGCGCAATCAGCCGCGAGTGGTACAGGTTTTTCCTCTCGCTGCTGACGGCCACGCAGGCGTTGCAAGACGGCGACGTTGGCCCGAACGTCTCCTCACTGCTGGCGTCCTACGACGCAGTGTTCTCGTCCGCAGTACAAGGCATTCAAACCGCACCGGACGCCGCAGCGGCGGTCGCCGGTTTGGACGCCGGGCTGCGCGATCTTGCGCAAACGTTTGGTCAGACGCCGCCGGCCGTGACGCAGAGCCAACTGGCCGACATCGAGACGCAGTTGCAGGCGCTGGCGCTGACACCGCCGCCGAAAGAATTTCGGGCGCCGCGCTACGGGACGTTCTACGACACCACGACCCAGACCGCCGCAGCGATCAACACCGCCTACGCGATGACGTTCAACACGACCGATCTGTCGCAAGGCGTCACGCTCGGCAGCCCGACGTCGCGCGTCTACGTGGACCGCCCGAACGTCTACAACATCCAGTTCTCCGCGCAGCTTGACAAGACCGCAGGCGGCGTGGGGTTGGTCTGGGTCTGGCTGCGCAAGAACGGCACCAACGTACCGGACAGCGCGGGGCAAATCCGCATTCAGGGCAACAACGCGGAAATCCTCGCCGCGTGGAATTACGTCGTCCAGCTAAACGCGGGCGATTACATCGAATTGATGTGGGAAGTGGACGACACTTCGGTTATTCTGCTGGCCGATCCGGCGTCGGCCGTTCACCCGTCGGTGCCCTCGGTCATCTTGACCGTGACCGACAACGTCAGTTCCTTGGAGGTTTGACCATGTCCGTGACTTTGAGCGTTATCATTCCTGCCAAGACGGCGGAGAACACGCAGACGACGCAGTACACCTCGGTGCTGGTGCAGACGATCATCGACAAGCTTACGGCGACCAACTACAGCGCCGCCGCCGCGACGATCAGCGTCAACCTTGTGGATAGCGGCGGCACGGCGGGCAATGACAACCTGATCGTCAAGACCAAGACGCTCCAGCCGTCGGAGACGTACACGTTCCCCGAGATCGTCGGGCACGCTCTTTCCGTCGGCGGATTCATCTCGACCATCGCCAGCGCGTCGTCGTCGATCAACATCCGCGCGACGGGTCGGCTGGTCAGCCAATGAACCTGGCGCTTGCAGAAGCCCCTCTGGTTGGCCGCGCGTTCACCGAGAACGACGTCTTGCGGCTGGAAGAGGCGTTCCTGCAAGAGGAGCAGGTCGGCTGCCCGGTCACGCACCACTTTGGCCCCGGCGTCTACATCCGCGAGGTGCTTCTACCGGCCGGCGCGTACATCATCGGCCACGCGCACAAGGACGCGCACCTCAACGTCATGCTGGAGGGGCGGCTGACGCTGATCCGCGAGGACGGCACCCGGCGCGAGATGGCCGCGCCGCAGACGTTCGTGAGCGGGCCGGGCCGCAAGATCGCCTACATCCACGAGACGGTGCGCTGGCAGAACATCTACGCCACGGCGGAGACGGACGTGGACCGGCTGGAAGCCGCGCTGTTTGACAAGAGCGAGGCGTTTGAGGCGGCGCAGGCGCTGCTCACGT